AAGAAGGCTGGGCGTGATTGGGTTGCGCTAACCCTGTACGACAACACCGCATTAGGCGCTAGGGGGTGGTTCAATATCAACACTGGCGTTGTCGGCAGCACGGCGAATATCGGCGCAGGCATGGGAACTGTGTCGCTTGCAATACAAGACGTTGGATCAGGTTGGTATCGCTGCTCAATGTCGGTTACTGCTTCTGGAACTGCTCTGCGGATTGACCCATACATCTATTCGACAAATGCAGACTCGGTGCTTTCACTCAACGGATTGAATGCTGCCGGTGCGTATCTGTGGGGTGCTCAGCTAGAACTCGGCTCATCCGCCACCTCCTATATCCCCACCACCACAGGTGCCGTAGCGCGGAATGCTGATGTGCTGACGTATCCGAGTGCGGGGAATTTGGTGACGCTTAATGACTACACGGTGTCACTGGAAGCGCAATTGCAATCTTCAGCAATTACGAGCGGTTCTCTATTTGGAGGGAGCGCGGGGTATCAACCTTACGTCACTGCGTCACTTGAATCGAACAAAGTTGATGGGTACAGCAACAGTACAGGAACAGGGCCGGCTACCGCTTCGCTTTCCGATAGCAATAAGACAAACTCTATATTCAAAGTCGCACAACGCAAAGACTCAACGAATGTTACCGTCGCGGCTAGTGGTTCAGTCGGGACCCCGGCCGCCAAAGGCACACAAGGCGCTGAAATTACGTCATTTACTATCGGTGGGTTGGGGGCCGGAACTATTGCTAACGGACACATCCGTAATGTAAGAATCTGGTCGCGAGCGCTCTCATCCAGCGAACTCCAAGCAATCACGCGATGAAATCCCTCCTGCTCATCCTCCTGCTCTCAGCGTGTCACCACTCCGGAGTCCTGCAAGGATCTGGTGAGGCTGCGCCGACTCCTGGGATCTTCGACGCGCCGTTCAAGCCCGAGTTCTATAGGCCGAACGCCGTGATCGTCCCCCTGGTGGTGGAGACCGAAGCGCAGATGGATCTCCTGTGCGGCGGTCCGACTGGGCCCAGGTATAAGCGGCTCGCCTGCGCGCGCATCCCGTCCGACGCGGCCTATCCCTGTGTGATCGTGGTCTACGCGAACGCCTCGGACGAGACCCTTGACCACGAGAAGAACCACTGCATCTATGGGCGGTACCACCCATGACGTTCGGCCTAACCCCAGGCAAGCTCGGCTTCAAACTCGGCGAAGTCCTGGTCGGCCTGCAAGACGGCACGACCGACACGCCGCAGACGATCGCCAGCACCCAGAACAAGCTGCACACCCTGGGCTATATGTGGAACCCGGACAGCCTGGCGTACGAGGTACCTAGGCAGCCGCTAACGGATACGGAGCTGCGTGCGAGCCAGGTTATCGTGAGCCCGCACGTCGAGACGCTGTCCCCGTTCGGAGACCCGATCAGCGCCCCGATACACCCGATGCTGCAGATGGACTGGGCCTACGGCATCAACAGCCAGACCGGGGTAGCGACAACGGCGAACGGAGGCACCGCGGATACCAGCTCCGGGCGGCTGCGACTCCAGACATCAGCCGCTTCGAACGGGAGCGCGATATTCCGCAGCCGCAGGCCGGCGCGGTACCGCCCAGGTCAAGGCATCATCGCCAGATTCACGCCGGTGTTTACGTCCCCTGCGGCGAACAGCTACCAGCTCTACGGCCCGGCCTCTGACACAGACGGCTACGCGTTCGGGTACAACGGCACAGCTTTCGGAATTCTCCACCGCAACGGCGGATCAGACACGTGGATACCGCGCACTTCGTGGAATGGCGACAAGTGCGACGGGTCCGGCGCGTCCGCGTTTAACTGGAACCCGCTCTTTGGTAACGTGGTCCAGATAAAGTACCCGTTCCTGGGTTACGGTAACATCACATTCTGGGTGCAGGATCAGGCCACTTCCAGGTGGGTACTCTGCCACACCATAAAATACACGAACAGCTCCGCGTCCCTGCAACTAGCGAACCCAAGCCTATACTTCTACGGCCAGGTGCTGAACGCCGGGAACACGTCCAACATTACCTCGTACTGCGGGTCGGTCGGATTCTTCCTGTGCGGGGAACGCAAGTTCATCAGCTCCCCCAAGTGGGCCACCGACAACGCCAAGTCCGGCATCACCGCCGAGACAAATCTGTTCAGCATACGCAACGCGACTACGTACAACGGAGTCCCGAACAGGGCTCTCATCCGGCTCAACTCGCTGTCCTTGGCCAGCACCGCGAATAACGGGGTGGCAGTGCTACGCTTTCGCAGGGGCGCGACTCTTGGCGGGGTCCCCAGCTATACACCGATTGACGGCGCGACAGCCGATAACGGTGTGACGATAACCTCCGGCAACTCTATCTCCTCGGTGGACACGGCCGGCACGACAGCTACCGGCGGCACGTACTTTTTCGCGGTCAACGTGGGCAGTCCAGGTGGTACTCCGTTCGACTTGACGCCGTACGAACTGTTCGTGGCCCCTGGCGAGATTCTCACACTGGGCGGTTTCTCGTCGGCATCCACAACCATAGGGGCGGTGCTGACTTGGTCGGAGGACATCTGATGGAAAAACAACTGGTAGTCGTATCACGCAAATGGCACGAGCCCTTCATTCGTGTCGACGTGACCGAGGTGGGGGTCGGAGTCACGATGACCCTCGAGGATTTCGTCCAGGCGCTGGAGGCCGAGACCGGAGCCAGCCTGGCCGCAGCCGCCGAGCGCGTCGTGACAGGCATGAAGCAGGAGACGAGCAAGGTGATGTAGGCTTCCAGACCAGTCCGTGCTAGAATTCATTGCATGGATAAGTCAGATCAGCAGAAACTCAAAGAGCTCTTCGAGTACCGCCCCGAGACAGGGGATTTCATTCGGCGCGTCCGGACAAGCCCGAACGCTCCGGCCGGAGCAGTGGCGGGAACAGACTCAGTAAAAGGCTACCGTGTGATACGCTTCGGCCCCCAGCAGTACAGCGCCGGCAGGTTGGCGTGGCTCTACATGACCGGGGAGTGGCCCCCGCGCAACATCGTCTTTACCGACGGCGACAAGACCAACGCGGCCTGGGGCAACCTACGATTGTCGGGCGATCTGCCGGAGCCGTCGGCCGAGCGCCTTCGCGAGATCTACGACTACGACCCTCGCACTGGCCACCTGGTCTTCCGACGCAACACTGGAGGCCCAGGGCTCAAGGGCCAAGTCGCGGGGGCAATATGCCGGCGCACGCCGCAGCGTGGGGGTGGGTACCGTCTGATGAGCTTCAACGGTCGCGAATGGGGCGCCCACCACTTGGTCTGGCTGTGGCATCACGGCTCTGTAGCCGCGGGGCATATCGACCACATCAACAGAAACCGCGCGGATAACCGTATTGAGAACCTCCGCGTGTGCACAGCCTCACAGAATCTGATGAACAGGCCCAAGCAAAGCAACAACACGAGCGGCTACAAAGGCGTGGCGCGCATAGCAAAAACCGGGAAGTGGCGCGCTACACTCGGGGCGAAACACTTGGGCTGCTTCGCTACCCGGGAGGAAGCCGCCGAGGCTTACAGAGCCGCCGCTACTGCCAAGTTCGGCGACTTCGCGCTGAACGAGTAGCGTATGCTACACACATATTCCACTTGACGCGGTGTACAGGGCGCTGTATAACGCGCTCTGTAGCATCAATACCGCGTTGTAGGCCCCCACAATAGCGTCTCTGGCCCTGTAAAGGCACCCCAGTAATCGCGACGATGGGATACCCCGAAGACAAGGTGAAATTTCACTCAATTTCATTTTGAAAGGGCATCCCATGGCAGATACCGCCTTCCAGAGCTTGTACCGCGCTGAGTACATCGCGGGCTTCGAGCAGCGTCAATCCCTCGTCCGTGGCACGGTTACGACCGAAGCCAACGTCAACGGCAACACCGCCGTCTTCCTCGTCGCCGACTCCGGCTCCGCCAACGCCAGCACCCGCGGTGTCAACGGTCTGATCCCGGCTCGCGCTGACAGCCTGACCCAGAACAGCTGCACCCTGGCCGAATGGCATGACCTGGTTCGCCGCACCGGATTCAACCTGTACGCCTCCCAAGGCGACGGCCGCCGGATCATGCAAGACACCAGCATGGCCGTGCTGAACCGCAAGGTCGACTCCGACATCATCGCCCAGCTCGAGACCGGCACGCAAGACACCGGCACCGCGGCCACGATGAGCCTGTCCCTGGCCATGTACGCTCTGGCGATCCTGGGCAACAACGCAGTCCCGATGGACGGCAACATCTCGGCTCTCATCACCCCGGGCGCCTACGCCTACTTGATGCAGACCAAGGAGTTCGCCTCGGTCGACTACGTGAACAACAAGCCGTTCGAGTCTGGCTTGACCATGTTCCGCTGGGCCGGTGTGAACTGGATCGTTCACCCGAACCTGACCGGCAAGGGCACCAGCGCCGAGAAGTGCATCATGTACCACAAGTCGGCCATCGGCCACGCGTGCGACGTTGCTGCCATCTCGACCGCTGTCGGCTACGACGAAGAGCAGGACTACAGCTTCGCCCGCGCCACCGCCTATCTTGGCTCCAAGCTGCTCCAGAACTCCGGAGTCGTTATTATCAATCACGATGGTTCCGCGTTCGCCGCGCAGTAATCACCAGACCATAGAAAGGAAAACACCATGGCCTACGCAACTACCGACAAGCTGATCTGCCTCTTCGGGGGCATCGCTGGCGCGCCGAACTTCTGGTACCACGAATCCGCTGATGCTCTGGCGGCTGCGAATACCAGCGGCTTCATCACCGACGGCGGCAACAAGGGTCTCAAGGCGGGCGACTTCGTCATCCACCGCGACACCACCAGCGCCACCGGCGACACCTCGATGCACCGTGTTGTCACGGTCTCCAGCACCGCTCCTGGCGCTGTCGACCTCTCCGACGGCAGTGTTGTTGCCGCCGGCGCCAACGCCGACTAATAGTCGGTCCTAGCAGCCTGGGGGTTCGCCCCCGGGCTGTGTTCACTTCAAGGAAAACCACGTGTCGAAAAATCTCCTGCAGAACCGTTTCAGGCCCGCTGAATTCGAACGTCATGTTTGGAGCGTCACCCCTGAACCTTCGATCTCGTTCGACGAGATCCTCAAGCCGGAATACTGGACCCACGTTGCAAAGCAGCTGCTCCCTGGCGCCCGGGTGGAAGTTGTCCCGGAAGACAAGAGCTACTTCGCGGAGCTGTTCGTGCGGTCGAACACCGACACCTCGGTCAACGTGTCTGTGCTGCGCCACGTCAAGTTCGACGATGTTGCCAAGGCCGCAGACAGCGGTGACCCCTATGAGATCAAGCACCGCGGCGGCGCCGGCTGGAGCGTGATCCGCAAGTCCGACAAGGCAGTGGTCTTCGAAAAAGGCCAGAGCCGCGTCGAGGCTGAACGCTTCCTCGAGACCGAGCTCGCGTGACCACGTCGAAACTGAGCCTTTACAACGGGGCTCTCCTCGAGTGTGGGGAGCGGAAACTTGCTTCCCTCTCCGAGGACATCGCCGCCAGGCGGTACCTTGACGAGGCCTGGGCGGCCAGCAACGGGGCGGTCAACTACTGCCTCGGGCAGGGCCAGTGGAAGTTCGCTCTGCGGTCTCTCGAGATCGCGTCGAGCGTATCAGTCACGCCGGCGTTCGGGTACCAGAAGGCCTTCGAAAGGCCGGACGATCACATCCGGACGGTCGCCCTGTGCAGCGACCCGTACATGCAGGTGCCGCTGCTGAGGTACTCGCAAGAGCAGAACTACTTCTTCGCCGACATCGACCCGATCTACCTGACATACGTCAGCAACGACGCGGCCTACGGCGCAGACTACTCGCTGTGGCCCGACGACTTCGTTCGGTACGTCGAGCTGTACCTGGCGACCAAGGTCGCGAAGAAGCTGATCCAGAGCGACGAAGACCGGAAGACCTTGTACGGCTTGGCCAAGCGTGCGCTGGTTGACGCCCGGTCCAGTTCGGCTATGGAAGGCCCGACCGCGTTCCCGCCCCCCGGGCGGTGGACGTCCGCGCGCATGGGCCGCGCGGCAGGCCGCAGGGATCGCGGTAGCCGCAGTTCGCTGATAGGGTAGGACCGTGGAAACGCGGCCCATCCTGCTGGCATTCAACAGGGGGTTGACGTCTGCGTTGGCCCTCGCCCGTGTCGACCTGAAACGCATGGCGCTGTCGGCCGAGACGTTCGTCAACTGGATGCCGCGAGTGCTGGGGGCCATGCGGCTCCGCCCCGGCACCAAGTACCTGCAGAGCACCAGGAACGACGCGGCCTCCGCGTCGATCCCGTTCGTGTTCTCGACAGACGACACCGCGATCATCGAGCTGACCGACCAGGCGCTGCGCGTCGTGGTCAACGACACCGTGATCACCAGGCCGAGCGTCAGCACCGCAGTCACCAACGGCAACTTCGATTCTGACGTCACCGGTTGGACCGACAGCGACGAGGCCGGCGCCACGTCGGCGTGGGCCACGGGCGGTTACCTGTCTCTGCTCGGTACCGGCACCAACGCGGCTATCCGTGACCAGCAGATCACGGTCTCCGGGGGTGACCAGAACGTCGAGCACGGGCTGGCGATAAACGTCGTGCGTGGCACGGCCACCCTGCGGCTGGGGTCAAGCCAAGGAGGGGAGCAGTACCTGGCCGCCACCACACTGCGCCAAGGGCGCCATTCGATCGCGATCACGCCCACAGGGGACTTCTGGATCAGGATCTCGGCTCTCGACACCACGGCGGTACTGGTCAGCAGCATCGGCATCGAGTCGGCCGGCGCCATGACCCTTGCCGCACCTTGGACTTCGTCGGATCTGCAGAACGTGAGGTTCGACCAGTCTGGCGACGTGGTCTTCTGCGCGTGCAAAGAGCACCGCCAGCGGCGCATAGAGCGCCAGGATACGCGGTCGTGGTCTGTCGTCGAGTACATCCCAGAGGATGGTCCGTTCCGCCCGGAGAACACCGGCCCGACGACCATGGCCGTGGCCGCTCTGACCGGCAGCACGACGCTCACCGCGTCGAAGGCCTACTTCACCAGCGAGAACGTGGGCAGCCTGTTCCGACTCGCGTCAGCCGGCCAGACGGTGACCGAGGCCGTGGCTGCGCAGAACACGTTCACGGCGCCGATCCGCGTGACCGGTATCGACAACGGCCGGGTGTTCTCGATCGTCATCACCGGGACCTGGGTCGCGACTGTCACTCTGCAGCGCTCCGTGAGCGAGCCTGGTGACTGGACCGACGTGACCACCTACACGACCAACCAGAGCACGACGTACGACGACACGCTCGACAACCAGATCATCTACTACCGGCTCGGGGTCAAAACCGGCGCCTACACGTCCGGAACCGCGAACCTCGAGCTGTCCTACTCGGCCGGCTCCATCCAGGGTGTCGGCATCGTCACCGGGTACACCAGCAGCACAGTGGTCGACATCGACGTGCTGTCGGATTTCGGCAGCACTTCAGCGACCGCCGACTGGTGGGAGGGACTCTGGTCCGACCGCCGTGGCTGGCCGTCGGCCGTGGCGCTCTACGACGGGCGCCTATGGTGGGCCGGCAAGGACGCGATCCGCGGGTCTGTGAGTGACGCGTTCGACAGTTTCGACGACAACACCGAAGGCGACAGCGGACCCATCTCGCGCAGTATCGGTTCCGGTCCGGTTGACACAATCAACTGGATTCTGCCCCTGTCCCTGCTCATCGTGGGGACAGAGGGCGCGGAGCTCGTGGCCAAGAGTAGCTCCTTGGACGAGCCCCTGACCCCGACCGCGTTCTCTCTGAAGGCCGCCAGCACCCAAGGTTCGCACGACATGCGCGCGGTCAAGGTCGACGCCAGCGGAATCTACGTGCAGCGCAACGGCTCCCGGGTCTACGAGCTCACGCTCGACGGCGGCACCTACAACTACGTCAGCAACGACCTGACCGCGATCGTCCCCGAGATCGGCTCGGCCGGATTCCGCCGCATCGCGGTGCAGCGGCAGCCCGATACGCGCATTCACTGTGTGCGAGCCGACGGCACCGTCGCGATCCTGATCTTCGATCGGCTCGAGAAGGTCACCTGCTGGGTTGAGTACGAGACCGACGGACTGGTAGAGGATGTCGTTGTCCTACCCGGCACGACCGAGGACCAGGTCTACTACACGGTAAACCGCACGATCAACGGAAGCACGAAGCGGTACCGGGAGAAGTGGGCTCTCGACACTGAGACAACCGGCGCCGCGGCCACCGTCCTGACCGACAGCACCGTGACCTGGACCGGCGCCTCGAGCACCACAGTGACCGGCCTGTCCTCGCTTGAGGGTGAGACTGTCAAGGTCTGGGCCAACAGCAAGGACCTCGGCAGCTACACGGTATCGGGCGGACAGATCGCGATCAGTGAAGCGGCCACCACCGCGTACGTGGGGCTCGGCTACACGGCCGACTTCAAGAGCACCCGTTTCCCGGAAGCCTCGGCCATCCCACTTGGCCAGAGGCAGCAGGTGCATGCCGTGTCTCTGCTGCTGTCTGACACGCACGCGCAGGGGATCAAGTTCGGTCAAGACTTCAACCACCTCGACAGCCTACCCCAGATCGACGACGAAGGTGGCCAAGTGGACCAGGACAGTATCTGGGGAACCTACGTGGCCGACTCACACCCGCTCGACGGCACATGGTCGAACGACGCCAGGCTCTGCCTGCGCGCCCAGAGCCCACGTCCTTGCACGGTGTTGGCCGCTGTCGTCTCGGTGACTGGACATGCGAAATGAGATCACGTTCCGCCCAGCCTCAGCTATTGACGCCGAGCGTTATTACGGCAAACCCCCCGCTCTGTCGTTCCGTGGCTACGTGGCTGTCAAGGACGGTCAGGTCGTGGGTATTGGCGGCGTGTATTACGATGGCCCGATTCGGATTGCTTTCTCGGAGTTCAAAGACGAGATGCGTTCTGATAGACGGGCACTGGTGAAAGGAACTAGAATGCTGATGAAATTCATCGACACGATCAAGGGTCCGGTCTATGCCGTTGCGAGCCAGAGCGAACCGACCGCTGCGAACCTACTCTCCCGTCTCGGGTGGAAGCCAACAGGCGTCTACGGCCGGCACGGGGAGACACTTGTGAGGAGCTAGCCATGGCGGAGATGCTGGCCACACAAGTCGTTGGGGGCTTCACCGCCGGGAATCTGCTCTCCGCCGGCGGTACCCTGATGCAGCTGTTCGGGGGTATGGACCAGGCCGACAACATGCGCCGCGCTGCTGCGCAGAACGCAGAGAACGCCCGCATCACCGCGGAAGCCAACAAGAAGCAGCTCGACTACCAAGCCGGCCAAGAAGAGGCAGCCGGCCAACACCAGGCCGAGGCGGCACGCCGCAAGGCTGCTCTCATGCTGTCCCGCGCCACCGCCGTGGCCGCGGCCTCTGGCGCCGGCGGGCTCGACGAGAGTCTGATCAAGGGCATCACCGGGGAGGGTGAGCGTGAAGCCGGGTTTGCCAGTTACGGTTCCCGCGAGCGTGCGGCGGGGCTGCGGTACCGCGGCGACGTGGGGACCTACGAGGCCAACGCTAAAGGCCGCCAAGGTATCGACGAAGCGAACCGCATGGCGGACGCCACGATCATGGGCAGCCTGGGTAAAGCCGGCTTCGGGCTGATGGCTCTGGCACCCGGCAAGCCGCCAGGTATCGGTGATGGGCTGGATCTCTACAACAGGTACCAGCCGTAATGCCGCGCCTCCCAGCACCTGAAGACTACGGAGTCAGCACGCCGCGCCCTTCGCGCGGGGTGACCGAGATCTCGCCTGTCCAGGGTCGGCCGGATCTGGCTACCGGCAAGGCGATGATTGACATCGGTACGATGATGCAGCAGGAGGCCGAGAAGGTCGACGAGGCTGTCGCACTCGACGCGCTCAACCAGCTGCAGGCAAAGCACCTGGACCTGACATACGGAGACAACGGGTTCACCAAGCTGCAGGGTAAGCAGGTCGTCGACCGTCCGATCACGAAGGAATACTCGGACCAGGTCACGCAGTTCTCGGATTCGCTCGCGGCCACGATCAGCAGCCCTGCTGCCCGTGCGAAGTTCCAACACGCAGCCGCGTCAGCCAACAACCACTTCAAGCAGAAGCTGTTCGTGCACTCAGCAGGCCAGATAGAGAAGATGCAGGAAGACAGTTTCAAAGGTTCGGTCGTCAACGCTGAGAGCAAGGCGCTGCTCGAGGGCCCGTACGCCGCCGTGCAGGAGATCCTGCCCGTGCTCGAGGGGGCGATCCAGCGAACCGGCATGGACGCTGAGAAGGCCGACGCGTTCCGCAAAGAAACCCTGGGCCGTATCTACTCGGCCGGCATACAGGGCCTGCTCAAGCTGGACGGCAAGTCCGCCGAAGCGAAGCAGGTACTCGAGGACGCGAAACCGTGGATGACAGCGCAGCAGGTTGAGCACTTCGCCGGCCTGGTCAAGACCCAGAATGACTACGACATGGCCGACTCGTGGGTGGCTCAGGCGCGAGCCGAGAACCTAACCGCGACGCAAGCGTATGACAAATTCAAGCAGCTAGGAAAGGGCAACAAGGAAGCCGTCGAGACTGCGCGAGGGCAGTACGAGCATTACATCGCCCTGAAGCAGAAAGAGATCCAGGAAACAGCCGGGGTCGCCGAGAACGTGTTCGCGAGCAACGGGATGAATTCCACCGCCATGAAGATGGCGATGAAGACCCCAGAGTTCATGGCGCTGCCCCCGTCCGAGCAAGCCAAGCGGCGCGAGCACTGGACCCAAGCGGTGCGCGCCACGACCACGTTCGGTCAGCACCAGGAGGCGTACTGGGAAGCGCGCAAACTGGAAGACCCGGAGACGATGGTCGCGTTTATGAATTTGTCAAACAGCCCCGAGACGTTGGCGACGTATTCCGACGGGCAGCTGCTGGGCACGTTCCTGCCGATATTCGGCAAGCAAGGAACCGCGAAGATAATCGCGTTCAAACACCAGGCCGCCAGCGCAGCGAAGGGGTTCAAGATCCCCGACACTCTGATCAACCAGGCGATCCCCGAGCCGCTACAAAAAGCCACGGGTGACACGGAAGTGATGCAGCGTAATCGGTTCAAGGGGTTAGTGTCGGAGAACCTGATGGACTGGAAGCTGGCCAACCCCGGCAAAGTCCCGTCGCAGGAAGAGCAGGACGCCATCGTCCGGTCAGCCCTTGACAAGGTCCAAGCCCCGGGCGTGTTCGGCATGTACTTCGGCGGCTCGAAGACTCCGGTCTACGAGATCAAGCCTATGCCGCCTGGATACTTCGAGAAGTTGCAATCCAAGGCGCCGGGCATCACTCGCGCTCGAGCGCTCGAGCTGTGGTCGCGCGACCCTCAATACAAGGAAATGTACAAATAATGGGATATGCTTTCGAGTCGATGACCCCCGAGGAGATCCTCGGCACGCAACCGAAAGCGCCCACCGCGCCGCCTACTCCGGCGAGCGCGGCAGCGGGACCGAAGTACGCGTTCGAGTCGATGAGTCCAGACGAGATCCTCGGGGTAAAGCGATCTCCTGAAGAAGAGTTTGCGCGCACCTCGGCGCTGTTCAACGCCTCGTTCGAGAACGGCGACGAGGAAGGCAAGAAGCGCAAGCTCGCTGCCGACATCGAACGCATCACTGGGGCCTTCACCCCGCCCAGCATCCTCGACGTCAAGCAGGCAGAGCAGCAGCGCCGCTACCTCGAGGCCGACCACGCCACCCGCGCGAGCCCCCGCACGTCTGCGTTCTTGTCCGTTCCTGAGAACGCGGCCGTGGCGTTGGATGATGCGAAGACTATGGCGCAGATCGAGCGTGTCCTCGACGGGATACCGAACTTCGCGCGTAACGTCGTCAAAGGGGCCGGCCCGACTGCGGCGCAGGGCTTCTGGGGCGCCCTGGCGGCACCGTTCGAATTGGCGGACTGGGCTGTGCAAAAGCTCGGCGTGCCCCCTGAGATGCTGCAGCGGACCGCAGGTAAGGGCCTCCGGGCCCTCTCGAACGTGGCCAAAGAGACAGGCAACCGAATGGACATCCCGGAGCCACAAGGTTGGCTCGAGCGGGACATCATGGCGGGGGCGGAGTCGCTCGGCACGAATCTGGCTGTGCTTCCGTTCGGTGTCGCCGCGCGGTCCAGTGAGTTTGCCCTCGGGTCGATGTCGGCTATAAGCGGAGGTCAGTCGTACCTGAAGGCCAGTAAAGAAGGGGCCGACCCATTGCGCGGCTTGGCCCTCGCCCTTCCAGACGCGACCGCGGAATACGTGACCGAAAAGATTGGCCTCAAGGCGCTGTTCGATTCCCCGGCGTTCAAGAACGCGTTCTTGAAGCAGGCCGCGAAATTCACGGCGCTCGAGATGGGGGGCGAGCAGATAGCCACAGTGTGGCAGGACTTCAACGAGTGGATGGTCCTGAACCCTGGCAAGAGCCTCGACACTTTCCTCGCTGAACGCCCGGAGGCCGCACGGTCTACCGCTATCGCTACCCTCATTGGTGCCGGCGGACAGGTGGCTGTCGTGAAAGGGGCCGAGGCTGTACTGAAACAGACCGCAGCCCAAGACATGGCAACAGCCGACGCCTCCCGACTCGGCGAGGTGTTCGCTCGTGCCAACGAGATGCTGCTGCGCGAGCGCGACCCGGTCACGTTCGGGAGTTTCTTCCAGAGCCTAGCACCAGACGCCACGGTCTTTATCGACACGGAGCGCTTCCGGGAGCTGATGTCGAGCGGCAAGGTCGACTCGGCGAAGCTGCCGTCGGTCACGCAAGAGGCCCTGGCCGAATCGACGAACGTCGGTCCTGGCGTGGAGATCCCGGTTCACGAGCTGGTCTCGGCGTTCGCCGGCACGGGGCTCGAGAACGATCTGGTGCAGCACGTGCGCATGGCGCCGAACGCCGAGACAGCCGCCGAAGCCACGGCAAAAGGTGCTGAGGCAATGCAACTTTTGGACAACGAAGTTCGCACCATACTGCAAGAAAAGATGGCCGACGCCGCGTTCGTGCAGTCGGCAGACGAGGTTAAGCAAGACATCGAGCAGCGGCTCTCTGTCGCCAATCCGCTCGGCGCCCAGTACGGTTCCGGGTTAGCAAAATTGCTAACTGCGTGGTACGTGACCCAGGCCAAAAAGTGGGGAGTCACCCCGACCCAGTTGCGTGATGGCTGGACCGACTCGCAGGGGAACAAGCAGGAAGGGTTCCGCCCGGTCTGGGCCTACGGAGACCAGCCCACACTGCCGGCTGGGTTCGACCACGGCAACGCGATGCTGAACGTGGGCCTGACTGTGGGCATGCCCGCGGCCGGTTCACAGGCGATCGACGCCGACTTCGTCAAGGCCGAGATCGAGAAGTTCGGTGTGAAGGTCCTGTCGGCCGAGAAGGTCGACGGCGAGTACAAGGATGACAACGGCAACACGGTCAAGGAGTTGACCTATGTTCCACAATTGAGTCGTCCGTTGACAAGTGCCGAGATGTTGCAACTGACCGAGGCGACCAAGCAGGAGGCAATCCCGCAGTTCTACCGCGGAGCCGGCGAGTTGCACGGCACCCCCGAGAACGTGGCCAAGTACGGCGGTGCGTTCAACGGCGACTACTTCAAGAACCAGACAGGTGAAGCGCTGGGCGCCGCGCCGGAGAGTTTTGGCCAGAAGGCCAAAAAACCGAAGAAGGCAACGCCGACGAAGCCTGTCCCTGCAGAGACAGCCAAGGCTGCCAGTATCAACAACGCGCTCGCGATAGCAGCAACGGGCAAGTTCGACTATATCCGGGACCTGAAAGAGCAGATCCAGAATGCTGTGCGCGAGTCCGCGCAAGGCGCAGACCTGTCCGCCACCACAGCCGAGGTGCGCAAGTACCTAACAGATCTCGGCACGCAAGAAGCGCTGGCCGCCCTGGAGACAAATGCCAACGCCATAGGGTGGTACGATGAAAAGACCCGCCAGGCATTGTCCGTTGTGGCGCTGATCCACCCTGAGATACTCACCAACCCTGACGCGCGTTTCACGTTCATCTACGCGCTGGCTGTAACGTCGAACGGGCAGAAGGTCCTGAAGAACTTCGAACTAGCCGAGCGCGCGTACTCGGAGTGGAAATCCTCGGGCGGCACGATGCCTTCAAACGTCGGAGCTGGGGGCCCTGCCGGCGCCAAGGTCCACGAAGCTCTTGCGCGCTACAACGACTTGGTCAAGCATTTCGGATCGCCGGCTGCGGTCGAAGAGTTCATGCTCACAGAGTTCACGGCAAAAGAGCTCGAAGCCCAGGGCTTCAACGCCGGCGGCGAGAACGTAGACACCGTCGTCCTCGGCGCCGCTATCCTTGGACCGAAGATCGGAAACGGGTTCTTCGCGAACCTATATGGGGTGTTTAACAGGCTGACGATGGACCGCTGGCTGATGCGCACGTGGGGCCGCTGGACAGGAACCTTGCTGAAGGACAACCAGGCGGCCATCAAGGACGAGGTCAAGGTGTTGAAGGCCTTGGTCAAGGCTGTGCGCGCGGACAAGGAAGCCAACGCCGCGATGCGCCAAGCCTTTGCCATGAGCACCAAGGGTGTGGTGGACAAGGCCCTTCTGAAGGCGAGTGCCAGCCCGTGGGACGCCCTGGTCAAGGCGGGCAACTACGGCCACATCGGAGACAAGTTGTACTTGAAGAGCACGTACCCGGCCATTCGAAAAGTGCTGCAGAGCTCGGTACTGCTAGACGAGTTGCGCAGGTCGGGCAACCGTCTTCACGGCAAGATGGACGGCAGCAACGAGGCTCCTGGCGGTGGAAACCAGCGCAACTGGATACGCTCGGTGTTCGGTGACATTCTGCAGAATGTAGTAGAATCTACAGGCAAGCCGATGGAGATGGCCGACTTGCAAGCCCTTGTCTGGTACCCAGAAAAACGGCTCTACGACTCGGCCAAGGCGGACGACGAACTTGAAGGATACGAAGATGACGAAGCCCCAGACTACGCGAACGCAGCAGTCGCCCTCGCCCGCAGCAAGGGAGTCAGCGACGACGCCATTCGAGATGCCCTCGCCCGCCCTGCCGACAGACCAGCTGTTGTACGACCAGTGGCTGGACCAGCAGTCGCCCGAGAGCTGGAACAATTTGATACTGAACCTGAAGAAGCTGATGGACAAGCGGAAAAAGGACTCACCTCTTTCGGGCAGCGTGCCCTCCCAGCAGTCGCCCGTGGAGCCGTCACCGGCCCAGTAGTCGGGGTCCACTACTCGCAGCAGCCTCGCAACACCCTGAGCAGCTCGGCCTTCGGGTCTGGCATGAAGGGTGCCGAGCGTGATCGGATCGCCCAGGCTACCGACTCGCGTATCAAGCAGCGGATCAACTTCTACGTCAACACCGGCAACGGCATCAAGCCCGAGTCGGGCGTTGGCGCGTACGCACACACAGCGCCGCTCGAGAACCTCTACGACGCTGACGCCGACACCCTGAAGATCTGGCGTAACGTGTCGGACCTGAACGACCGCGAGAGCGCTGTTCTCGATGCCGGGTTCGATGGGTACCTGACCCGCAACTTCGGAGACACCGGCGCCGTGGTGCTGCTAGGCCAGCGCAGCGTCCCGGTTGAGCAGACGACCGAGGTGTCTGGCGCTCCGGTACCGCCGGCCCCTCAGTACCCGGACGCCAAGCTGCAAGCGCAACGGCTGATGAACGATCGCAGCCTACCCGCCGGCCGGCTCACGAAGAGCGAGTGGCAAGGCGAGCTGACCCGTCGCGGGTATGACACCGAGATCGTGAACTGGTCGGCGCTGGCTGACGGCAAGGACTACTACAAGAGCGACTTGGCGGGTACGGTGTGGCAGGACGGCGAATCCGATCAACGCCGCGGCAGCTTCACCCCAGCCAACCTCGAGATCCGGTTCCTCGCGCAGGCCGACCGCTCGACCGCGCTCCACGAACTGGGCCACTTCTTCCTGCACGCGACCCTGGAGATGGCGGCACGGCCGAACGCTCCGGCAGACATCGTGCGGGATGCAAACGCGATACTGGCCAAGGCTGGCGTCGCTGACCTCGAGGCGTTCCGCGCACTGACCATCGCGCAGCAGACCGAAGTCCATGAGTGGTTCGCCGAAAGCTGGGAGCAGTACCTGTTCACCGGCAAGGCGCCGAGCACGCAGCTCGAGTCGCTCTTCAGTAAATTCACGAAGTGGATGCAGCAGGTCTACGTCGATATGAAGAACTTCGTTACGCGCAACCCGCGTGCGAAGCTGGACCCTGAGCTTGCCCAGATCATGGACAGGCTGATCGCTTCAGATGAAGAGATCGCCCAGGCGAACGACGCCCGTGAATACCGGCAGCTGTTCAAGGACGCGGCCGAAGCCGGCATGTCTGAAGCGCAGTTCGCCGAGTACCTCGGGCTGTCTGCCGAACAGCGTGCCGATGCTGAAGCGATGCTCCGCACGCGAAGCCTGCGGGATCTGCGCTGGACAGACAACAAGCGCGCGCAGCTGATCCTGAAAGGTGAGCAGGAGGCCAAGGAACGCTATGCCGCGATGAGGGCCGAGGTCACGAAAGAGCTGGCCGAGAGCCCGATCAACAAGGCTCGCCGCTGGCTGAAGCGTGGCGAGATGCTGTCCCCTGCTGGAGACCTGATAAAGGTGCTCGAAGGCAACAAGCTGAACCTGGACGACGTCAAGGCTCTGTTTCCGAAGAACGCGCTCGGCGAGCCTGTCGAGATCGCGAAGCTGGGGTACGGGCAGTACGGAATGCTGGCCAAGGATGGCCTGGCCCCTGACCTCGTGGCCGAGATGTTCGGGTTCACGTCAGGAGAGGCGCTGGTGCGTGAGCTGCTCGCGACTCCGTCGTTCAAGGAACAGGTGCAGCAGTTGACCGATCAGCGGATGATCGACACGCACGGGGATCTCAACAGCGCCGAGTCGATCGCCAAGGCCGCAGACGAGGCGATCCACAACGACGCCAGGCTGCGCAGCGTGGCCACCGAGCTGTGGGCTCTGAACAAGAACGTCGGCAGCGTGGCCAGCATCATCAAGGCTGCGAAAGAGTATGCCAAACAGATCGTCGGTCAGCGGACCAGCAAGACTCTGAAGCCGTGGCAGTTCGCAGCCGCCGAGACCCGCGCGGCCAAGGCTGCACGCACAGCCCTGAACAAAGGCGACCGCGACGAAGCAGCCAAGCAGGTGCGGCTCGAAATCCTGAACGCGGCCGCTGCTCGCGAGGCCTACAAGACCGAGGCGGAAGTCAAGCGCATCACCGACAAGTGGAAGAAGATCGCGGCGTACAAGGACGACAGCTCCGCAGTCAAGACCCGTGATGCCGCTGTCGTAAGCGCTGTCCGTGCCGTGCTGGCCGAGTTCGGTATAGGCACCAAGGGCAAGAGCGCGAAAGAGTACATCGAACTGGTGAAGGCCTACGATCCCGCCATGGGCGAGGTGATCACCGACCTGGTCGAGGGCGCCACCGAGAACGCGAAAGATTACCGCGACTTGACGACTCAGCAGATACGTGATCTGAACGACGTGACCCAGTCTCTGTGGTTCCTGGCCAAGCGCGCACGGCAGATCGAGATCGACGGTAAGCTGATCCCCCGCGCGCAGATCGAGCAGGAGCTGTACGACCAGCTCGACCTGATCGGGATACCTGACCGCCTGCCTGGTGAGGGCTCCGCCGTCACGGCGGCCGAGAAGCGCGGCATGCGTTACGACAGCTGGCTCGCGTCTCTGCGCCGGGTTGAGTCGTGGGTCGGCGGGATGGATGGCAGCAAAGAGATGGGGCCGTTCCGCAAGTACGTCTGGTCGCAGGTGCGTGACGCCGGTGACCGGTACCGGATGGACAAGGCGAAATACCTGAAGCAGTTCGAGCAGCTGCTGAAGCCTATCGCACCGAGCCTCACCCGCCAGCTGATCGAGGCGCCCGAGCTCGGGTACACGTTCGGTAAGAGCGAAGGCGGTATGGGCAAGGTCGAACTGCTGCACGCTCTGCTGCACACAGGCAACAAGTCGAACCTGCGCAAACTGCTGCTTGGCAGGAACTGGGCCGGTGAGAACGCCGACGGTTCGCTGAACACCACGAAGTGGGACACGTTCGTGCAAAGGATGATCGACGAGGGGCGCCTCACCAAGGCCGACTTCGACTTCGCCCAGGGCGTGTGGGACATGCTCGACTCGATGAAGCCGGCTGCGCAGAAGGCCCACAGAACGGTCTATGGGCGGTTCTTCGACGAGGTCAGTGCCGATGCATTCACGAACCAATTCGGCAGCTACAAAGGCGGATACGTGCCCGCCACGGTCGACAGTTCGGTGGTGCAGGATGCCGCGCTTCGCGAGCTGGCCAACCAAGAAAACGAGAATCTCAGCTACGCGTTCCCGACCACGGCCAAGGGATTCACCAAGAAGCGGGTCGAATACAACAGGCCGCTGCTGCTGGATCTGCGTACGCTCACGGGCCACATTGACAAGGTGCTGCTGTTCTCGCACCTGACCGAGCCTGTCAGCGACGTGCGCCGGCTTGTGATGTCGAAGCGGGTGGCTGGTGCTCTGGGCCGCGTGCAGCCGCAAGCGATCGGCGGGATACTCACCCCGTGGCTGAACCGCGCGGCGAAGCAGACCCTCGAGACCAAGAT